TTAAGAATTTTATAAAAGGTAATAAACCTAATAACTTTGGTGCAAGGAGTAAATTATCTGGTATTCCTAAAGCAAATATGTCTTCACTAGCAACCCCTAAAGGTCCTAATGCTATGCAATCAGTTTTAGGTAAATCATCTAAACCTCTTGCGATGCAAACATTAAAGAGTGGTCTTAAAGGGGCGTTTAGATTTGTTCCAGGATTAGGTTGGGCATACATGGCTTATGAAGTTTTCGATTTTATGCAAGAGTCTGCTGAAAAAAGAAAACAAAATAAAGAAGAACAAGAAAAATTAAGAAAAGTTGTTGAGGGTAAATCTACCTTAGACAAAGAATTCCCAGACGCATTTGCCCCAGGCGCCATAGAAGAAAAGAAAACACTTCTTAAAAAACTAGAACTTAAAAAGAAAGATGTTGCGAAGTATGGAACTTCTGAGGAAATAAAAAAGATACAAGAAGACGCAAAGAAATTAAAACCAGAACAAATAGTTGACCAATCTGGTGCTGATGACCCATTCGCAGTTGATATTACTCCATACAAAAAAGAAACAAAAACTAAACCAGTTGAGAAAATGGTGACTACTTCTACAGTTACTATTGAAAATCCAGCAAGTAAACTATTCGACAAAAAACCAAAAGGGGATGGGAAGTTTTGGGTAAGAGATAAGGATGGTAACTTTGTTCAAAGAGAGAAGAGTCAAATAGGTGATACTGAATTTAATCGTGAGATGTTTGATTCTGATGAAGAGTATGCTACTTTCTTAAAAGATAAAGAATCATTTTATCAGAAACAACTCGCTATAGATGCAGCAGAAGAAAAGAAAAAACCAAGAGGTGAAGGTCTAAAACCAAAAGCAAGGTCTACTTCTAAACTTATGGGTGAAGAACCCAAGAAAGCAAAAACCATCTCACAAAAACAATATGATAATGCAAAGGCAAAATGGGAAGCATATGAAAAGGTGAGAGCAGATGCTGAAAAAGAAAGAGAAGATATGATGAACAAAGCACAAGAAAAATTTAAAGCAGGTGAAATTACTGGTGCTCAAAGAGACGAAGCATGGGGATTAGCAAAATCTATCTATGCTGACAAAACATTGTCTGCAAGGAAAAAGGCATTTGGTTCCCAGAGAATATTAAAAGGTGTTGAGAGAGGAACTCTTGCTATCAAAGCAAGTGATGTAAGTGGTAAAGTCGATGCGGGAGACAAAACTAAAGGTTCTGTAGTTAATAAAGCAAGTGGAGAATTGGGTGGTAATGTTAATGTATCACCAGTTGTAGCACCGAATGTAAATAATAGTACCACTAACAATGTATCTAATCAATCTTCAAGCACCATTGCGGTGAGTGAAAGTGCTAATAGAAATAGAAAGTCTCCTATAGACGATTACAGATTATCTCCAGAAATCCTATAGAAGACCTTCAGTTTAGATTACTCTTCTGCTAGTTTCTCAAAGAATGCCATAGAGTCGTCTTCATCATAAGATGATTCAGCAGTCGCAGTCACTGGTGCTTCAGCAACTGGGGCAGTCTTCTCAAAAGGTGAGTCAGTAGAAACATTCGAAGTATCTGCTACTTCAACAAAATCTTCAGCAGTAGTCGATGGGGCAGCAGCACCAGTAAGACCTAATACTCGATTAAGTTTTGCTTCTAACTCAGCATAAGGTTTAAAGTTTTTAGGATTAACAAACTCATTTAATGAATGAAGACTATTAAAGATTTTCTCTAAGTTTTCATCATTATCAGAAAGAGCAGCAGGTGAATCAAACTCAGACTTGTCGTAGTTTCTGTAACCTTCTACATTACGAATCTTAAGTTTGAAATCAGCACCTTCCCAAAAATCAAACGGATTGATTGGTGACTCATCTTCAAATTCTGGATTCATTGCTTCGTTAATTTTATCCCAAATTTTCTTACCATATTGAAACAACATTACTTTACCCTCGTTCTGAGGATTAGCAGGGTCTTTCACAACATAGATATTAGAAAAGTATTTTAATCTTCTCTTTTGTTTTCTTGCTTGTTCTTTACCTGCGTCAGTACCATTATTCCATAGAGTAGAATTGAACTCACCTACTGGGTCTTTCTGACCGATAGTAGTTAGAGAGTTTTCAATATACCAACCACCAGGACCTTGAAATCCGTGGTCGAATACTCTAACCCAAGGCAAGTCTTCACCTGCTGGTTCTGGTAAGAATCTAATCACTGCGAAACCATTACCTGCTTTATCTACTTCTGGTTTCCACAGACGGTCATCACCACCTGCTCTCTGAGTAGTAGTATTCAGTTTAGAAGTTTCTTGGATTAGTTTATCAAGAGAGGAACCTCTCTTCTTTTTAAGAGTAGCGAAATCGCTCATATTTTTTCTCCTTTATATCAATTGTATTTTTCTTATTCACTTTATACATTATGTAGACTGTTATTATACCATCTACCGACTCGTAAGTCAAGTTTCTGATACAATTCTATTTATCATTTGTAAACATTATCCACCCAGTCGCAGCATATTTCGTTCCACCAATTGGAGGGTTGCCTCTATGAGTGTGAGTAAATCCAGAAGGCCATACCACTATTCTACCTTTCTTCGGTTTGACTCTTCTTGATTGGTATAAAAATTCTGTCTCACCTGCTTCAAATTCATCATTCAGATATAACATCCAAACCAATACTCTTGTGCTTGTGTTTATGTCACCATTTTCGCAATGCCATATATGATAACCTTCTGTGGGTCTAGTTTTTTGAAGTTTAATTACATCATTTCCATGACGGTCTAAGTCATTCAAAATACTATATTTACTTAGATAACGAGGATATACTTCACCCCAAAATATTTTATTAAATTTTTCATCATATGGGGGAGTCCAATGTGATAGTTGATTCTCTTCAATGAAGGTTTCAAACTCAGCACCATAGTTTTCTTCTAACCACTCTTTACTTTGTTCTGGTTTTTGTCTTAAAAACATAAAGGTGTCTGATTTGGTAGAGTCTGTTCTTCCTTCAGTCTTTCTTCTTGTTTGAGTTAAACCTACCTTCTCATGCTTTTCTATTACTTCTATTAACTTGTCACAAAATTCTTCAGGGAAAATGTCGTCATATACTTCAATAAAGTCATCACTTTCTGAACGAGAATACTTATCATCCATTAAAATTCTCCATTATAATCTTTTTGAACTTATTCTTATCTATCTTTGCTCTGTTATGTAGAAAAGGTCTATATGCCTTAATTAAATCACAGAACTCATTCAATATAATATCGTTGTATTTATACCACACAGAAGTATAGTTAATTAAGTCGTCAAGGATTACCATAGTTTCTAATGATAGTTTTCTACGACTATAAAGTCGATATGCTAATGGGTGTTTACCTTCAAGCATTTTAAAATTCTCATTGAACGACCCATCATAATCAGACATAATAGCAATCTCGTTTGAGAAGTTATATGACATTGACTCGACTTGTTTCTTCCACTTCTGATAGTTAATTAGATTAGCACCAGTGAACATATTACCAACCCAACCTTCGTTGCCTTGTGTAATATTAGAAATGACATAATCTATCCAATCGTCGTGTTTGAATCGTTTAGCAGCTTTCTCAAAAAAGTATTTGTCTTTCCTACTTTCATAGGTTATAGGATTTGCTCTGACTTTACCATTATACTTAAAGAAGTCGTATGTCTTATTATTGAAATGCTGTTTAATAGCAAGGTATGTTCTGTAACTATCGAATCCGTTCACTGCTATCATATAGGAAGTCTTGATGATTTAGGTAAAAAGTTTAAGTCTTCTGCCTCAACTTTAATCTTCTCTTTTATTAAAGGACTAATTAATTTATTTACATCTTGAATATCAAATTCGTTTTCTTCACACCACCAAACAATAGCATCCATATAACTCAGTTTCTTTTCTTTTACGGTTTGCTCAATGATAAGAGAAAACTTTTCTCTATTCAAAACATCAATCATAATTGACCTCTCTCATATATGTTAAATATTGTTTATGTTTAAAATGCCTTTTAATATTTTCTTCTTCGTTTCTTATATAATTTTGTATGTTATTATTTAATTCAAATTTTACCCCATCAGGCGTCATCATATCATACCTTTTAGATAATTCATTTTTATCTATTAAATCTAGTCCATTTAATATCTGTAACCAATTGTCTCTATTAAATAAAAAATATTGAGTTTGTTGGAAATCTTCTATAATAGGCAATCGTTTTTCCCACCTTATTAAATTTTCAGAAAGTGTTGGTGGTATATCAATATTTTTTAAATCTTTCCAAAACTCAGTATCATTTCTTTCACTGATATAATGTAAACATATAAAATCTCTGATATTTTCTGCTATTAAATTTACTTTATTATTGTAATCAATTATATCATATTCTGTATAATTACTCAAATAATTTCTCAATAAAAAAAGTTGCTGGATAGAAGTTCCTATTGATGTTGCTTCTAGTGGTTCTATAAAGTTAGCAGATAAACCGATAGCAACACAATTATTAATCCAAGTCTTATCAATCTTTCCTGGGTCGAATTTAATATGTTTACCTATTTCAATTTCGTGTCCTAGATATTCTTCAACTTCTTTCTTTGCTTCATCAGCATTGATATAATCACTGTCAAAGATATATCCATTACCCCAACGACCGTAAGTTGGTATTCTCCACATCCAACCATACTTCATTGCTTGTGCTAATGTGTAAAGTGGGTAGTCGTCAGTATCTTCTGTAGGGAAAGCAATTGCTTCTTTCATTTTAAGATACTTACCGTATGACTCCCACTTAGCACCTAATTTACCAATAAGCATCCTAGAAAAACCAGTACAATCTATAAAGAAGTCGCCCGCATATGCTCTTCTTTTGGCAACAACAGAACGAACATTACCCTCATAAATTTCAACATCTAATATCTCATCTTCAATTACTTCTATCCCTCTTTCTATTGCTTTTTTATGGAGATAGTCATTTAACTTAAATGTGTTAAAATGATATTGAAAATATGGTGGTTCTTCTGTCGACCACAAACTTAATTTACCTTGATTGAAAGTAGGTTGGCAGAGGTCGAATTTATTATTACTATTTAAAATAATAGTTTCATACCCTATATTGATTCCCTCAATATTCCACTGCTTTAAATCACCTACATTATGAGCATAATCATTTGCTGACCAATCTTTAAACATAATACCACCTTTAAAGGTAGCATCGGTTTCTCTTATTATATCTCTCCAATCAATTCCACAATGTTTCATAAACAAGTGAAAGTGTTCTGTAGAACCTTCACCTACACCGACAATACCTATCTTGTCAGATTTGATAATGGAAATATCCATATCGGGAAATGATTGTTTTAACATTAACGCAGAAACATACCCTGCTGTTCCACCGCCAACTATAATTATTTTTTTCATGCTGCTTTCATAAATTCTGGGACTGGTCGTTTTGTCCATTTAGCAAAGTCTTTCTTTTCTTCTCTGTAATAACATCTGTATGCTTCGACTACATCTTTATTCTTACAATAGTCTGGCATTGCTTGAGGTGGTTCTGTAAACCCAACCTCTGGAATATTCTTAGGTGGAGTGTGAAGTATTCTACGAAGTTTCTTTTCTGTTTCGTGAATCTTACCATATCTCCATGTATACTCTTCAGACAAAAATACGAACATTCTATACAAATAATTGTAGTTGTCAACACTTTCCCTTACCCAAATATTATCGGGGTGATTTATGTGACTGGCTTTGTATAAGACCCCTTCTAAGACCGAATTTTCCATTTGCCATCTCTTAATCTTAC